TACTGCAACTAAAACATATCCAAGATCTACTGACCCTTCATCTGGACAGGCACTGAATATTAGTTCAGTTACTACTGATACAATAACTGTAAACGTAGGTGGATCACCCATCGTCAATCATGATGTTACAAATGCAGCTTATGATCCTGCAACAGGTGTAATGGTACTAACAATTGGTACTCATTCCTTAACAACAGGAACAAGTATTAAGATCGCTGCTAACTCATTAACATTCACTTGTGGAATGGATAACAATGCAACTCAGCATACTTATCCTAGATCAGGTGACCCTGCATATGATACTGCTATCAATATTGATTCAGTAGGTGCAGACACAATTACAGTTAATGTTGGTGCTGCTGGTTCTGCTACTTACTACTGTGCTAACGTTCTTTCTGCGCAAAATACTTTATTTAATATCATTGAAGCAGGTATTGATAATGCTGGTACAGTCAATAGCACAAATGCTGGTGTGTTCGCTGCTATAACTAAAACTTCACCACAACAGACAATCATTCCTAGATTGAATCCAACTGTTGATAGTTCTCAGTTTGCTAATCGTGCGACATTATTTACAGTCAATGCTGGTGGTAGTAACCCACATAAGTTTGAGACTGGAACTCCAGTTCGTTTAGTTGCTAGACCAAAATCAGGAATGACTCCTGATGAGAGAGACGTTCGTCTACCAATAGGATTCCAACCAAACAGAGTATACTATGTAATTGCCCCAGGTAGAGACACACAACCATTCAACTATAACCAAGCAAGTGTATACAACGGTATCTTTGACGGTGGTGATCAAACTAAACTGATGCTTGCAAACACAAAAGAAAATGCTGCAGCAGGTATCTATATCTACTCACCTGAAACTGAGTCAATTGAAGATGATGTTGAGATTTTACTTCAACAGTATGTTCTTGATGAGAGATTTGATCTTACTGAGTATCGTGTAACTTTTGATGGTAGCAGCGGTACAGTCATGAAGACTGATGTTGCACACATCTTTGATAAACCAACAACAGGACTAGGAGCTGCATATCTACAGAAAGTATTCTTTAGAGCAGAAGGTTCTGATGGTCAGGTAGGAACACTTCCTACACTCTCAGGTGTTGGTGGTCAACAGATCTCAGCAACTAAAGAGTTCTTTGTACGTTATACAAGTGATGATACATTTAAGATATTCAACACTGCAGCGGAAGCGATCGCTGGATCTCCTGAGGTAACACTTGTTAATAGCACAACTCAGTTCTGGTATGTCTTTGCTAACAAGCGTGTATCTCCACTAAAATTTGATCCTACATTTGTTGATACTAGTGCATCTAGAGTGCCTGCTATCACTGATGGTCTATGGTATCTACAGACTAAAGACGAGTCTACTAATGATGATAATATATTCTCTAGATTTAATCAGACTGACTATGATGCTGCATCTGGTCAATCACAGACAACAGACTCTAACTACAGAAGACTTCTTGATGCTAGAGAGAAAGAAGATAGAATATATCGTTTACGTTACGTACAACCTAAGGAATTCCCTGGTGCTGTAAGAAAACCAAACAACGGATTTGTTCTTAAGATCAGAACTGACGAGAAGAGAAATCTTCTACCTCAGAATATTGTTCTAGAACCTGTTGGTGGTGCTCCTACTAAGGCAGAATTCCGTAACCCATATACACAGAACAACGCAACTGAAGTTCTAGGTATGAGTAGAACTGCATATGATAGTGCAGTACAGGCAGGTACAATTGATCCTGATTTTGTATATGATCCTGATAATAATCCAGTAGTTGTTAACACTAGCAACTATCTACGTTTCAGTATTCGTTCTGCTAGAGAAAAAACTGTTGGTTCTCAGCAACTTTTAGAAGTTACTGCATTCAACCATTCTGTTGATGATACAAATGCTCCTTCATTAAAGAATACTGTATTCCACACAGTTAAGATCAACTCTCCTCAGGCAGGTTCATTTACTGCTAGTAAGACAACTTCTACTCCAACTAATAGAGTTGAGTGGACTGGATACTCTAGTGGTTTTGCTTATATTCATGCATACTTCTCTGTAGGAAGTGAACATTACCTCATCTTAAAAGATGTAAGTGCTCGTCCTAGTTTTGATGCCTTAACTAATACTAGATTTACACAAGGTTCAGTATATGCTGATCTACAGGAAGATGCTAACGGTGGTAGAGATGTTAAAGATAACTATCTTTATGTTGTACAGGGTGCTAACCTCTTTACTATAACCCCTGGTGATACTTTAGATGACTCAGTTGGTAACACATATAAAGTTATTTCTGTAAATGATGTTCCTGATATTGATGATACATTCTATATCTTTAACACAGAAGAGATTCAAGAACGTGTTTCAGGGCAGCAAGATGGTATTTACTATCTAACTGCTGTTCGTGGTAATATCACACCTCTACCTCGTGGTGCTGGTATTGGTAACAACTTCCAGAACTTTAAGTTCTCTCAACCTATATCCTCTCTGTATCCATTAGATTACAAAAATGATCCAACTTGGTATCAGGTTGTAGACAATAATGGTACAAAAGATACATTAATTACTGATCCTCAAGAGTCTAGTTCTTATGCTGATAACTATACTCATGGTTTAGTTTACGTTAACGACGCCAAGCGTTCGATGACGAAGGAAGCTGTTGTAGATTTAACTAAGAGTGCATACTTCGATGGTTATACCTACACTGGTACTAATGAGATCAAGGCAACCACAGGTAATGCAACATCTGGATCAGAACAAAGAAAGATTTCTATCGCTGGTGATGCTGCATCTATCCACGATCAGAAGGTTTACGTTGAATTACGTCGTCCTTCTATTGCTAGATCTGGTAACCATACATTTGAATACTTAGGATTTGGTCCAGGAAACTACTCTACTGGTCTACCAGCACGTCAAGAAGTTATTTTATCTGACTTCCAAGATTACTATGCACAGGCAAAACGTGAAGATGGTGGTATCGTATTCTATACTGGTCTAAACTCTAATGGTGATCTTTATATTGGTAACCGTAAGATTGATGCTATTACTGGTGAGGAAGAGTTCCTCGAGAGAGCAGTTCTTGCAGCATCTGAAGATGATACCGATGTAATTACATCACTGGTTACATCTTTCGATACTCCTGTTACATTTAAAGATAAGATTACAGTTGAAGGTGTTGGATTCTTTAATAATAGAGTCATTATCAACACTCAACCACCTAACGAAAATCCTGCTTTGACTATTCAGTCAAACCCAAGGAACGATGGTGGTGCTGAAGATCTTACTTTAACTAGAGGTAACTTCGCTAACAGAAATGAAGGCGACATTACCATAGATCGTAATAAAATTTCCGCTGCACTTTTCCATGTAAAAGGTCGTGGTACTGCGGCATTCCCTGGACAGGCATACAGTCTACGTTCTAACTTCTCATTCAATGAGAATGTCCCATCAAACAGAACTCCTGATCAGAACACAACATTCAGTAATGATCAGTTTGTAAGATACTACAACTCTACTGATGTTGAAGCAAATCCACAAGCGGGTGATATCCTATTCAAGGGTAACTCTGTTGAGAGAAGTGGTTCTCTTGGTTGGGTGTATGCTAACTACTACACTAATATTCCTGAGTCAAGCATTCTTGATTTAGTAACAGATGGAAGTAGTAAGATCAGAATCAATTGGACTGGTTCTCTAACTAACGCAAGCACAGGTATTGGACTTAGTGTTGGTAAGACAATTAGAATCCAAGGATTTAGTAATAGTTTAATTAACGGTAAGTGGGTAATTACTAAGGCAGATCTAACTGGAACTGATAACGACTTTATTGAATTTATTGTTGCTAATGCTATCACTGCTGCAACATATAACTGGACTGCTGCTGCTGAACCAACAGCGGTATTAGAAAGATCTGATGAAAACTTCAAAGAGTATGGCGTTATTGGTGCAGAAGCACTTAGAACAACCACAGATACATATGGTCAATTCAAATTAGGCGTTAACACACTTGCACGTACTGCACATGCTGCACATGAGTATGGATTCTTAACTTATAATGCTGGTGGTATCACATATGACCAGCAAGAACCAAGAGCAAACTTAGATGTTGTTGGTAATGCATATATCAGTGGTAAGGCAATCAATGATTACCTCAATAACTCAACTACAAGTAAGACTGAGACTAACCTAGATGAGGCGTTCTTAGTTGGTGGATCTTCCGATTCTCCACAATCTAATGCACTTCTTAGAGTTTCTACTCAAGATACTAGAGTTGGTATTAATGTAAGTAGAGGTGAATTAACTGATACTCTGACTGTTCAAGGTACAGTTAGAATGCTTGGATCAGGTGCTAACTTAGATATTGATGGTGATCTTAATGTTGATGGCGGTGATATCACAACAAATGCAGGTGTATTCAACTTATTACAAGGAAATGCACTCACAGTCAATGCATTTGGTCAGGCAACTACATTACATATTGCTGATCTAGCAGTCAACGCCCAATCAATTAGTATTGGAACTAACGTTACTGCACAAACAATCTTTGATCTTCATACTAGTTCAACTGATTCCATAGTTAATATTGGAACTGTTGCTGATGGTGCTACAAATAAATCTGTTATCACAATCGGTGGTGCATTTAGTAATACTGCTAATTCAACATTAACAGTTAAGAATGCTCAGACTATCTTAGATGGTGATTTAGATGTAAATGGTGGAGATATTCAATCTGATTCTCAGATAATTAATCTTCTTACAAGAGGTGGTACTGCTTCTACAGTTAACTTTGCTACTAGAGCATCACAATTTAATATTGGTGGTGTTGCTGGTTCAACAACTATTAGAAACTCACTTAAAGTCAATGGTGATACCGATATGTTCGGTGATGTTACCATGCATGGTGGATCTAACAGTGGTACAGTTACAGTTTCTAGAGCAAAATTTGGTACAAGTAAGATTGCTCACGCTAAGGGTTCTCTTGCTAACCTTAATGTTGACTTCTACGAGTTTATTGCCGATATTGATGGTATTGAAATTATCAGTGCATTGAATACAGTCAATGGTACATTCTCTGTTCCTGATAACTATTTCCTTGATGGTAACACTGTAAGATTCTCAGACACTACTGGATTCTCAAACAACGTTGATACTGTAACAACATACTTCATTGTTAATTCAACTGGTGTTGCTGGTGGTACATTCCAGATTGCTTCAACTGAAGGTGGTACACCAATCGTTGTTTCTGGAACCCCTGGAACTGCAACTGGTATCACATTACAAAACACTTTAGTTGATACTGGATCTGGTACTACATCATGGACTTCAAACCCAGTTGATGCATCATATACTAATCTACCTGTTAACAACGTAGAGGGTATTGAGATCGGTGACGTTCTTCTCATCAATAATGAGTTAGTTCAAGTTATATCCCCAGGTGCTGATACTAGCAATAGACTTGTTAAAGTTACTAGAGGTTTTGATTGTACAACTGTTACACAACACAATGATAACAGTCCTATCGTTAAACTTGGTAAGTCTGCAGCTGCGACTCATTTAATTGGTAGAGTACCACAAAATAGTAATACTATTGCTATACAGCAAATTGTTGATGTAACTGATGTAATTGAAGTTACACTCGGTGAACTAGAAGAGGGTGATGCAATCACATTCGGTAGTGTTGGTAGTATTACTGGCGTAAACACAAACACAACATACTTTGTTGTTAATGCAGTCGATGATACACCTAACAGCATCACTAGATTTAATGTTTCTCTTGACCCAGGTGGTGCAGCGTTACCTCTAGCAGGTACTGTAAACAGTGCAACTATCACATTTAGTGATACTCTTGTCGCACTGTCTGAATTTGGTGGACAATTTAAAGTTAATGACTATCTAAGAATAAGTGCTGGTTCTACTTGCCCATCTGGTGAATTTGTACAGATTACTGCAGTTAACGATACTAACTCTGAGAAGTTTATCGTTAACAATGGTGCTAACCAAGATAGATTCATTATTGATTCTGTATATGGTGGAGTTGATTCTACAATTCTTGATACTCAAGACTTTACAATTAACCTTACATCTGATCCTGCTACAGCTCCAACTGATAACCAGTTTAAGATTGTAAATGGTCAACCTACTGCTAACACAAGACTCACAGTCAATAGTGATGGTGAATTAAATGTTGTTGGAGCTGGTACTGAAACTAATCCAAAAGCAAGAATTGATAAGTCTGGTAACCAGTGGTTAGCAGGTAACTTAAGAATTACTCTATTGGGTGATAAAGTTCCATCAGTAGATGATGCAGATATGGCGTTATACGTCAACTCTACATCTGGTGATACTGAGATTGCTGGTTCTTTATCAATCGACAATGACTTTAATGTATTCAGTGGAACAACTGGTGTTCAGTTTGGTTCTGCTTCTACATCTAAATTCCAAGTTGATGCGTCAACTGGTGATACAAGAATCGGTGTTGCTGGTTCTGCACTAGGTGATGGTGATTTAACAGTCAATGGTGGTCATGTTAACATTGTTAGCACATCTACTACAACTCCAAGTGCTACAGATTACGCTCTTAATATTAGCAATCTTGGTAACAGTGCAGATAGAAACTTTAGAATCCGTCAGGATGCTGCTGTTGATGCATTTGGTAACACTAACTTCTTTAATAGAAACGGTGGTCGTAGATGGGACTTCGTTAATGCTGATACAACACTAAGTAGTGGTAGAAACTACATCGTTGCTGTAGCAGCGACAACTGTTCTAACTCTACCAAGTGATGCTGAGACAGGAGATATGATTAAATTTGTTGAGGTATCTGGAGCACTATCCTATCAAACTTCATTAATCATTCGTGCTCCTCTAAGCACTGCAATCATGGGTGATAGCACTGGAACTAATGCGGGTGGTCTTGCTACTGCATATGCTGGTGGTGAACTAATCATCCAAACTAGAAATGCTGGATTTGGATTAGTCTACATGGGTACTAACGATGGTGGCGGTTCAGTAATTCCTCCAACATACCGTGGTTGGTGGTTAACAGAGATCTAATTATATGGCTTCTAATTACGAAACACAGAAAAAAATGCGTGCTGCTCAAGTCGGCACCATTATGCCTTGGGTTGGAGATTTATCTACTCAACCTGATGGATGGTTAGAATGCAATGGACAAACAATAGAGGCAACTGACTATCCTGTTCTTGCTTCAGTTATTGGTAACACATACGGTCCTGCTAATGGACTCAATAATAGAACATATGGTAATTATATACTTGGTGATCAGTTCAGACTACCTTCATTAAATGGTAGAGTTCTAACTGATTATGAACCAAGTTTAGTCAACGTATCTAATCTACAGATGGGACAAACATATCCCAGTGGTGCGGTTGGTGGTTTAGTTATCATTCAAGGTGAAAGCGATACTACTCGTACTTCACAAACTGTTAACGTAACGAGCAACACTGCTCAACTTGTTCTTGGAACTGGTGTAACTGGATCAGCATTACAACTAACAGTTGACTGTGATGTTAACGGACGTGTTGATGTATCTAATATTGTTAATAAAGGTAGTGGATTTGCTACAGGAGATAAATTAACAATCCCAGCAACTGTATTCTCTGGAAATGATGATGTTGTTCTTCAGGTTGCATGGGTATTACCATCTGTTGCTGATGTACTTACACCAACAGCGGCAGGAACAACAAAATTAATTGATGGTGATGGATCTACCGTCACTCCACCAACAGCATTAAATGCTACTGCTGATTTGAATTTTGTTGTGACTGACTCTCAGAACATGACTGCACAGATTAGAAACTTTAGTATTAATCCTCCTGCATATTTTAAAAGTTATTATACTATCCCTAGAAAATTAAGTAAGGATCATATGCCTTCACATAGGCACGTAGGACCCGATGGTTCAGCAGCAGGATATAGTCGTGGTGACTCTGATGCAGGTTATGTTGAGGGATTTCAATGCCCTGGACTTGTAGGTGCTGTTGAATCTAATCAAAAACAAAAACGATTGGATGCTGGTGCAGGTGGTGATATTGATACTGTTGACCCTGGAACTCTCTTAGTCACATATTATGAAGAAGGCGTGACTACAATGACTACGTTCCAACCTACAACACAGAATGTTGCAAGTGTTGGTACACAAGTTCCAATGCCTACTTGGACTGGTCCTGTTCCTAGAGCATTAAACGGTACATATCCTAACGAATGTAACTATCGTGAATCTTCTCAGTCAGGTTTCTTTGCAAATAAAAAGAACTGGTATGGTAATCAGACTGCTGATCAAATTAACCAAGCAACTGGTACATCATTAACATATCCTACTACACTAAATCATAATAAAGAAAATATGACTGGTGTTGGTAACTCAATTAATTCTCATAACCATTATTCATTTGAAGTTGTTATGAATGCTGGTTATGTTTCACCACCCACAATTGTTCCCGTAGATAACATTCAAATTCAGAGTAATTTAACTGGTGCTCCAACCAATATTGGTGTACAAAACATCCCGTCAGCACTAAATATTAACGTAGATGTTAGGACTCCAGCATTGTCCATGATTTACCTAATTAGAGCATACTAATGAAGTTTTTAACACGAGAAAGATCAAAATTAGGATCTGCACCTGGGACTATTATTCAGTGGGCTTTACCTATTCAAGATGGTGATCCAGATGGATCTACAAATGTTGTGGATTTACCTGCAGGGTATCTTAAATGTGATGGTTCAATATACACAGAGAGATTATATCCTGAGTTAGCACGTATTCTCGGTACAGGTGCTGCGTGTATTTACAAAAAAAGTGATGTAACTTTACTAACAGATCAGTTTCAAGTTCCAGACATGGGATCTAAACATATTGAAGCATCTGTTAATGCTAACGTTGGTACATATAGAAACATTGAAAAAACCACTGCTAATACTACTATTACAAAAGCGGGTGTTGGTGTAGAAATAGTATCAAATGTAGGTAATACAGCAAACGTTGGATTCAATGGTGTGTTTACCGTACCATCCCAAACTTTTGCTTTGAACGGTAATGTAGGGTGGACCGTACCAACAAACACAGAGAGTGAACAGGTTGCTGCAACAGCAATTGGTCCTCATATGCACTATACTTCTACTTCTCGTGTGACTGTTAAGGAAGATCCTGGGCAACCAGCAGGAGCTTATGGAAATACATCTAGACCATATTATTTGAGAACTGCTGACGCAACAACTGCTACTCCAGACTGTAATCAAATTGCTGCAGCATTTTATCAACAGACTGTACAAGGAGGCGGTGGACCAAATAATTGTAATGCTGGGTGTGCTGGGTTTGGTTCTTATTTTATTGGTTCATATGGTGGTGCTGTTTCAAACTGGCCAGTAACTAAGACCATCTCAACCATAACTGCAAATAGTTGGCCATCACTTGTAAATCAACAAGTTGGTAATCTAAGACCATATGATGTTGTATCAAATACTGGTGCTTATGCATATCCACTTGTAAGAAATACTGAGCAGGTAGTGTCGTCTCCCCCAGGTGCTGATACTACTAACTTGACTATACATTCTCATAGAATTGAAAAAGAAATCGGTGATACTGCTTTTAATGCTACAACTGATGTCGAAACTATTAGACCAGACGGATTACAAGCGTCTGTAAATATAAGAACTGATACTGATACTAAGTTTGACGACATTGTATCTCCTTATGTTGTTATGGAATTCCTAATTAAGTATTAACATGGCTATAAGATTAGAACACAAATATAATCATCATTATAGTGATATGCATGACGATAGTGGAATACCTATTGGTACTATCATGTGTGTCTTTGTAGATACAAATGGAAATGGTGCTGCCGATGTTGCTAATAACTATCCTGGCTGGTTATACTGTGATGGAGCACAACATAGTGTTAATAATTTTCCAATGTTATATGATGTGATTGGAGATAAGTATGGTGGTACTGCTCCTAATACAGTCACATTATCTGATTGGGGTAACACTGCAGGTAGTGTACAGAATGCTGTATTTAATGTACCTGATATGAGAATGAAAAGAGTTGTAGGTCCTGGTGGTGTAGACGGTGTAGGATCTATCACACCAGACAATGCACCAATGAACGTAGGTGATGTTGGTGGTGAATGGTATATTTCAAGAGCTAGACAAAACGAAGAATATGGTGTAGGATCAGTAAGGGTACAAGGTTATAGTGACTGTATTGGATTTGTTTCTGGTACACTAGGAGGAACAGCAGAAATTACTATTGGTCCTCTACAATCAAGAATAATAAATGGTCCACCCGCACACGGTCATACTGTTTTAAATTCTGAAAGGGATCAACGTAATGGAGGACAAAATGGTACTCCTGCTGATGGTGAAAAGTCTACAAACTATATCACCAACACAGGACCAATTGATCAGTTTGATCCTACAAATGGACAACAGGCAGAACATACTCATTACTTAGCAGAATATTCTCCTGTTAAATCAGGAACTGATTCACAGTATTCTTACTGTACTTCTGCACCATATACAAATTCACCTGATGCATATACAAATGCCTATGGTGCTACAAAAGTAAATGATGGTGTTGTAAATCAACGAGGACAAACAGTTAATATGTTTGAATCTCAAGCATTGACTGGTGCTAATGCAGTTACACCTGCACAGGCAGGTATGTCTCTTAATGAAGGGACAATCACTATGACTCCTGGGGAGCAACTTAGTGTAATTGCAGGTATTATTCCACAAACTGCAGTTCCACTTGTACTAAAATACTTTAGGGTAAAATATTTAATTAAAGCTTGGTAAATTATGGCGATTACAACTCCTGGATCATCGAATTTTAATGAGATGGTCAGTCCCATCATTCCTGTTAATATGATGGGTGGGAAAGCAGAATATGATGATTTTATTGCTGTTTATAAAAACTTTATGCCCTCTGCGGTATGTAATGATATTATAAGTTTTTATAAACAATGGAAAGATCAGGCAGTTAAGCAACATATGGAAAAAGATCTTCGTAGTCGTCAAGCATTTGATAACTATGAAGAATCTATGAGTGGAGACGGTCAGTTTGCTACTGGTGAACTTGGGAGAAAAGATCTATCCATTATGTTGGAGACTCTCAACACACCATTAACTGCTAGAATTAATCAGTATCTACAATCTGTAGTAAATGATTACTGTAAACAATATAATACACTCAATGGTACAGCACTAACTTCTTGGGCAGTTAAGTTTCAAGAAACTCCTGAGGGTGGTGGGTATCATGTATATCATTATGAACGTGGTTCATGGAGTGAAACTGCTAGGGAACTTGTTTGGATGATATATCTTAACGAAGAATTTGAAGGTGGTGAAACAGAATTTTTATATCAAAAGCGTAGAATTAAACCTACCACAGGCACTGTAGTTCTATGGCCAGCAGGGTATACTCATACACATAAAGGAAACTTAGTACTCTCAGGAACTAAATATATTGTAACTGGATGGTACTATCAGCAACCCGTTTAAGACATGTCTCTCACAAATAAAACAATATCAATCAGTGGATTGAATAAGACTATCACTCGTGGTGGTTTCTCTAGAACTTTTACAGATAAAGACTGGACTACGTTCATAACTCCTCTTATCTACCCATTATGGGATAGTGATAAAGATCTTTTAGTAGCATTTAACTATGTTGACTCTCCAGTAGAAACATGGTCATGTGATAAGAAAAAGTATGTTCGTAATCATACTACAGGAGAATACTTTTGGAAACCATATATTTTTACTGAAGTAGAGATCGATGTAGTACAGAAGTTTGTTACTGATATAGATGAAGCATTTGATGCACAACTCTCAACTGAATTTGAGCATCAAAGTCTTAAAATGAATCAAGTTATTGATGAAGCTAAAGGTTTATCTCTCTCAAGAATTAAATCATGGAGAGACTTCTTCTTACATTCTAGTGATTGGACAATGTTAGAAGATGCACCCGTTACTGCTGATGAAAAAGTACAATGGAAAACATATAGACAAAAATGTCGTGAACTTCCAGATCTGTTTTCATCTGGTACTGAAGTTCTTGCTGAGATTAAAGTACCTATCGACCCTATTGTTTACAAAAAGAATTATCTACCCTATAATAGTGGAGCAACATATCTTGGAAGTGATGATCAGTGGGTAACATTCCCAGGAAAAGATATCCCAGGTGGTGCAATGGAAGAAGCAATGAGAAGATATGTTGATATCGCATTACAACTATCAAGACCTTCACCATTGTTCAACGTATCTGATATTTCACATCTTACTGATCCAGTTGAAGTTCTAATCAAACAAATTGAGAGAGAACAAGCACTACTAGATGAAGCAAAAGCAGCAGAGGGCTAATGATTCGACAATATAAATGGTTAAGTGAAGTAATCTGTAAAAATATTAATGATCTTTATAATAGTGGTAATTTTGTAGACGGTAAAGAGTCTGGTACTCACAACAGAGACATTAAAAGAAATAGAGAACTAGATGGAGATGCAGTTGATACAGCTACTGAGTTATTCATGAAAGCATTTAGAGAAGATCCATGGTGTACTTCTCTACATCTTAGACATCATACTATGCCCATGTTCAATGAATATGATGCAGTAAAAGATAATAATGGAGTATATAATTTTCATTGTGATAATGCTATCATGAATGGATTACGTACTGATCTAGTTATTCTTACTGCTATGAATGATGAGAGTGAGTATGAAGGTGGTGATTTAACAATCAAAGTTGGTAATATTGATGTAGGTTTCCGACTACAGGCAGGTCAAAGTATTGTATTCGACCCTAATTTATGGCATACAGTGTCCCCAGTTACTAAGGGACATCGTAGAATGTGTGTAATTTGGGGAGAAGCACTCATCCGAGACGCATGGATGAGAGAAATGTTCTATGATTATATGGATGTATCTGCAAGATGTTTAAATAGTATAGATCAAGATAAATGGTATGAGCAAGGAAATCAAATGGATCCTGCTACATACCTTGGAGCACTCAGACAAAAAATACTACGTCAGTATTCAACCCCACTATAAATCATGGAAAATTTTCTAGGACTACAAGAATTAATTTCTCTATCATCACTACAATCTTATGCTAACGATAAAGTAATTTTGTTCTATAATGCATCTAATATTAGAGACTTAGAAGCAACAGGTAATACTACTAAACTCAACACAGTTTATGAGTTCTATAAAAATTTAATGCCTGATGGATTATACGCAGAGTTTTTTAAGTCATCCTTTGGTGGTATAACTTACACTGATGAATATTCAGCACAAGATTTTGCTGAAGACTATTTCCCACGTCCTGCACTATCTGTTGATTCTGATCACTATGTCTATGCGTGTGTATATAAAAATGGTGTTATTGTATGGGAAAATACTGATCCTCCGACAAGTTAGAAGGACGAAGTTGAGTAACTAAAAAAGAATCTCCTGGCTCATGGAACCCATGAAATTGTATAGCAGTCTCTACACCTTCTAACCAAGCAGTAAAGTGTCCATGAGGTTTACGAAATTCTAAATCAGTTTGCTTCTTTGGATACAATAATACATCACTTTCTTTAATTTTGTGTGGTAAATTATATTCTACACATGCAGGTTCAAATGGACGAGTGTTCCATAAATTGTACATAAGTGTAACTCTTTTGTCTCCAGGTTGTATATGTCCCATACCAGAGGGAACTCCATGAAAGTATGGTAGTGTCCAAGAAATATGCTTACCCATCTTTGGATAAGACCAAAATGTCCAATCATCATTACCAGTAACATACACACCGTCTTTCTTTAACCAATCATGATGTTGGTCACATACGACAGTGGGTTGTCCACCGTCACATAGATATGTTACAGTAGAAAAAGGTGCAGCAATATACTCACCAGTTTGTCTAAATCTATCGACATCACCGTCTACATGAAAATACCATTGACTATCAATAGTATCATGTGATCTAATCCACCACTCAGCACCTAGATATCCGTCTAGTCCATGTTGATGTGCAGATCTGTATATAAAGTTTTCAATTATATTTGATGGTGGTTTGCTTAATTCATACCACCAAGTTAACTTTTCTTCTGGATCTTGTGCTAGAATAGTATTAGCTTCTACACGTAGATCTAAAGCACTCTCTTCAGTGAGATAATTATTATATGATTCAATACTCATGACTAATAAAATTCATCCGCTGTTCCCTACAGTTATTTACCAGTGTAAGGTTGATGGACATGAAAAATGGAAAGAATTGTTGGAATCGAAAACAGAACATCATTTTGACCCATGCACATTTGCAGACAAATATGCTAAAGGATATCATCTAACTGGTGAAGCAAGAGGTAAGAGTGTAATGCATAAAGATGAGGATCTCTCTTCGTTCTTCACTATTATAGCAGATAATGTTCGTGAATGCTTAACTAGTTCTGGTATCAAACCAGACATGCATGATGTTCACTTCATGAAGTCGTGGTGTACTATCAAAGAGTATACAGACACTATGTCTGAACATAACCATGCATGTTCTGATCTATCCTTTGTATACTATGTTAACACACCATACAAAACTGGTCTAGTATTTACTGTTCCAAAGAATCCAAATGAGTATTTTGGTGGAGTCTTTGATCCTAAAGATGATCCACGTTCACATACATTTGAGGATAACTTTATTAATGCATGTAGCACATTCCTACCAGTAGAGGCAGGAGATCTATTATTATTTCCTGGGTCCATGCGTCACTCAGTACCACCAGAGGGACATAAGAAAGGAAAGTATTTAAGAAGTATTGCAGGAGATATTAAGATATCATTGAAAGAAAAATATATTAACCTAGAGACAGGACTTATTCATCCTTCACATTGGAGATCATTTTAATGCAGCAGTTTCTTGATTTTAGATGTCGTATCATTAATTACACTACACATACATTTGATGTGTTAAAAATTCTTAATGCAATTTATGATACAAGTTGGGATAAACGTATTAAGAACGCTACCATGGTAGGAGGATATCAAATACGTGAAGCATATCTTAATGAGATATGTAATGAAGAGATGAGAAAATTTATGGATGAGGTTGTAGTTGATGCAGTACAACAATATTGTATGCAAGAGTATGCTGCAGGCAATGTTGGCGATCGTTTTGGAGATGGACCTGGGCAGGGTGGATTACCACCTATCTCTATTGATCTAACTGAATATTGGATTAACGTCATGCCCCCAGGAGGGTATCAAAGGATACATTCACATCCTAACGCTAATTTAAGTGGTACATTTTATCTACAGGCACCTGAGGGATCAGGAGATCTGTTTATTCCGTCACCATATATAAATGGAATTGAAAATATAATCTCTACAGCGTCAGAATATATCATACCACCAAAAGTCAGAGAAGGATGGTTACACCCGTCATCACTCCCTCACTCGGTATCCAGAAATGAATCAGATGAAGATAGAGTCTCAATTTCGTATAATTTAAAACTAAAAGCTGTGTAATTGTGCTATAATAAAATTAAGTAACTTATTAATATGAAAGATCAAGGTTCAGTAGGGAATGAATCCTCTGCTATTAAGTATGATAGAGCATTATCTCTATTCACAGAGTCAGTAATGAAACCTGACGCTGATTTACGTGGTTGTGCTCACAACCAAGGATGTTTCGATGAACTCATGGAGATCAGGACACATGTATTAGACTATCTCAAAACATTAAAGGAAGTCACACACCATACTAATCCTGATGAGAGTGATGAAATAGAAGCAGCGAAGTTACAAGAGCAGAAAGAATACGTTAACGATCAAAAACCATATTATTACAAATGGAGATAGACCCACAAGTAATTAATATTTGTCCTACATTTATTATTACACAGAAATTTCCACCCTCTAAGGCATGGAGGATAAAGAAACAGATACAAGAACTAGAGTTTCTTTCAAGTCCGAGACAAACTAAGAACACTCGTATCTTAGATCTCCCTTTCATGAGAGAATTAAAAGCTACGATTACAGGTACAATAGAAAATCTTATACACAATCTCGACAAAGATTCTAAAAATGCAGGTTTTAAATTCTTAGATTCATGGGCAAACCAGTATGATAAAGGGGAAGCGGCACAGGTACATGTACATCCAAACTCACAGTTTAGTGGAGTAGTATTCTTTGACGATGATGATAAGTTGATGTTTCATAGACCAGATCCATGGCATGATCCAACGCTACCTATTAATATGATAACAAAAGATAATAATGATTATTACAGGAAGCATACTCATCAACAAATTACTGCACAAGCAGGCACTATCCTTGTATTCCCTTCAATGTTAGAGCATTCTACTATGCGTTCTGATGGAGATAGAGTCACTGTATCATTCAATACTTTCCTCACTGGAGACTTCTGTATGGAAGGACATACATTACAAGGAACAAATCTTGCTTGACCTTATGCACATTATCAGTTACAATAGAGATTATACAACCTATTAATCATGGATCTTCCTACAAACGTACCGTTAGACACAAATCAGATCAGATTTATTCTAGATATGATGATGGGTTGCCCTCTAGGACACACAAGTTCATACTCACGACAACATGACGTGATTGCAGAGGATCTTTACAATCATCTTGAAGCACACTTAAATGCAGCGAATGCTGAACTATCTACAGGTAAATGAGCGAAGATTTCATCAGAACATATGATAAAGTATTGACGAGACAGTTATACGATAACGTCATATCAATCTGTGATCAAAAGAAAGCATTTCAAATTCCTCGTTCTGTTAACAGAAAACAGGAGCATGTAAATGATATGCAACTACTGTTAGAACCAATCTATCCTGAGGTTGCCCGTGAGATCACGGAACTAGTGATGCATCGTATGGTTATACCATATTTTGCTGAGTTTCCTGCTAGTAGAATGGAAGGAAGATGGACTAGTGGTTCGACTCTATATCAAAAGACAGAACCCACAGGTGGATATCATATTCTACATGCGGAAGCAACTGGATGGTATAATAGTACTCGTGTCCTAGCATGGATGATTTACTTGAATGACCTTAATGATGAGGATGATGGTGGTGAGACCGAGTTCTTATATCAAAGTCGAAGAGTCAAACCAGTAAAAAATCTAGGAGTAGTGTGGCCAGGTGGTATCACACATATGCATAGAGGTAATCCACCATTGAAGAAGACCAAAAAGATTCTCACTGGATGGATTCAACCATGTGGTGATATGCACCTCTATGAACCAAATTTCATTGCTGCAGAACAGGATGATATGCAAATTAAAAAAGATGGAAAACCATACAAACGATGACTAACAAATTAATGAGAAAGCGTGCTAAGATACGAGCACAAATGAAATCTAGATTCTATTATATGTTCTGGGGAGCAGCAACTGTTGCAGTTGTAGGAGGACAGTTGTATGTTGGTACATCATATCGTGCTATGGCGAAATCAATGAACAGATGGTTTGAAGAAACTATTGACCTCATACAAATACCTGCGAGACCTAAAACTGGTACTCCAGTGGTACCTGATAGGGGAGGATATTATATGCCTGTACCTACACCAGAAGATTATGGTATGACTATTATAGAATGATGGAACTTTTTATTATATTTGGAGGTGCATACGCACTGTACACAGTAGGGATGGCGATTGCTACTGAAATTGATTATAGAGCAGTTAACAAAAGGAGCAAATGAAAACAGAGACACTACTTAGAATATATAAGGCAGTGAGAGTTAAACCTATTAAAGAGGTGAAACCAGTTCGTAAACACTATAACATCATGACCTATGGGTAGAGAGTACGCAAAAGACAGAGCAGAATACTTTCGTGAGTTTCATTCAGTGATCGGACCAGTGATCAGTGTGGATGGATTTGAGTATGAACGTAAGTATGATGAAGAACCAAGTTATTGTAAACACCCTGAGGACAGTTGAGATAGTGTCCACTATGTTACACAAGAGAGAGAATTTAGTGTAATATAGATATATGAACCAAAAGTATTACTACGACATCGTTTGGACAGACTACCAATACGAGAAAGAACTGACTACTGCACAAATGCAGGAGAAAGAGCACGTTGATGAGATGATCAAGCGTGTGAGTCATCTTCAATGGAAAGATGAACAGCGTGCGAAGTGGATGGGTGGAGAGTCACCTCAAATTCCTACGTACGTGATACCAGATGATTGTCCATTCTAGGACAGTTCAACAAGTTGCACACACCCCCTTCACAGGGGGTTTTTTATTGCTATAATAATAGTATAAACAAAGGAACTCCATGACCTCAACACTTACTTCCGCAGAAAGAGCACGCAAAACAATCGAGGATAATATATTTAAGCACACTCAATCACTATGTGACGCACTTCAGAGAGATTTTGAGAAGGATTCATCATCAGGTTATAGTTTCACCATTGACCCAGGTAAGAAGTACTACAAGATCATTATGAACACTGGAAACCAACGTTCCGTGCATGCCTTCGTAGACAAGAAAACAGGAGAAGTATATAAGGCAGCAAGTTGGAGAGGACCTGCTAAACATGTCCGTTTTGACCTACGTCTGATAGCAGACAGAGAATATCTGTTTGAGAATGCGGACTGGGCAGGCGGATATCTGTACATGTGATTGACTTCAATCGCATTATATGCTAAATTAGTATAGTAGTCAACCATTTCTCTCATGTCTGCACCAATCCCACCCACCTATTATCTCGTTGCTGAAGGTAATGCTTATGCACTTGATGATGACGGTACACCTTTCGGCGCTCCCGTATTTAATGATGGGACAGTAGATTGGTCTGTTTGCTTTGATCTCGACCCCTGCGAAGAGGATCTAGATTACGTAGCACACATTATACTCCACCTACAACAGATTCATGATCTGACGGTAGAACACTTAAACTCAGAGGTTTTTATTAAATGAGCATCGTCACTGATGACCTAGTGGATAATCTTATCCAACCACCATATGTAAATCCGTTCTATGGTACACACACTACGTGGATAGTTCCAAGAACTGATTTAGACGAGGAGGAAACAAGAAGATACTGGAAGTATCACAAACGTTTCCCCAATGAATTTGCAGGAGCAATTAACAAATTAATGCTCAAGCAATCCAGATCCTTTAAATTCGTAACCTACGATCATCTCCAAAACATTCTGACTTATGAACAACGAACTCACTCTTCAAATCTCTGAGCAACGCGACGACATCTGTGGATGGATGGTCGAGCGATTCAGATATCTCCTCGAGAACAAAAGAATCGAAGACGCAATGGCGCTCGGTGATGAGTTCTTTGAGTGGGCAGATCCCGAGAACTACATACATGAGTCCACACACTTCTATAACGAAGATGCCCTCAGAAAACTCTACGTCAGCTTACGAGAAGCAGATCAGTGAACTACTGATTGATATCTGTAAGGAACAGAACGTAGAAAAACGTAAGGTGTTGGAATCACACCTCGAAACAATTCGTAAACTTTGCCCTAAATGTAATGAAAACTGAAGTCGGAACAGAAGTCGTGTACATGTTGAACAAGTCGAGTGCATGTATGAGACGAGTGATGAAAATGAAACTCAGTGATAAACAAGTCACGAGTATGCTCAAAGACCCCAAAGAGAGAAGATCATTTGGGTATATGTACTTAGTTCAAATGGTTGCAGATGAATAAGAAGTATCCATTACTTGCATATGTGATCATCGGTGTAGTTGGTCTGACTCTCATTCGAGGAGCATTTCAACTTGATCGTGATGCTGAGAATCAAAGACTCTATGATGAGTTAAAGGAAATGCAATCATGAACTGTTGGGCATGTGGAACTGAACTCATATGGGGTGGTGATCACAATGGTGAGGATTACTGCAACGAAGAGTATAACATCGTAACTAATCTATCGTGTCCCAAGTGTGATGCATTTGTATTAGTGTACCATTCACCAAATGAAAAGTACTATGAGGAGTAATGCCGAGAACACAACGATCACTGGACAAGAACTTGAAGACTCTATCGAAGAGTACATCAAGAACAAAAGAAAAGAGTTCTATCAAGAGTTCGGAATCTCAATCAAAATTAAAAGTCAAGTTCACAAGAACAAAAGACATAGACCTATTTCCTCACAATCCATTCCCATGGAGGATGGAACCCAAAACAAAGAAGTTTAATCTTACATGGGTGAGTTGTTACGAACATGCAGTTAAGATAGTTGAAACATTAAATCTCAATCCAAGAGACTATAAATTACAGTGTTACGTCTCGGTACCAATGTCTGATCCATTAACAGGACCAGTACGTTATGCGAGAACAGTTCGAGGACCTAACATTGTACACACCTCAACTTAATGATTACGTCAAGTGGAAGGTTAAACTAGGACAAGATCTTGAAGGATGGGTATATTTCGTCAGTGATCAGTACATCACAATTGAAATATCAACTAAACCAAGACCAGACTGTGACCTAACCACTTGGAGACATAAGCGAGTACACACATGTATCCTATGTTTCCCACATGATTATAAGGATTTAACATATGTAACCACACGTCCTAGTGTACACGATGGGTTAGAAAATAGCAAGAGGAGAACAATTTAAGTGGATAAGAAGATCAAAGACTTTATCGAAAGATGGAAGAAGAAGTTACGAATGCCTAAAATACCACCACCAACATGTCCTGCATAAAATAAATAGGACTACGGTTAAGGAGAATACACATGAACGGTAGACTAGACAAAGTTGCAATGACTAATAGACTCATGCAACTGAAGAGAGAACTACATTATAAGTGTGAAATAGGAGAGAAAGGTAAGTGGGAATGTGTAGGAGC